TCATAGGGTACATCAATAGGTACCTCAGTATTGAGATAATCTAATGGATGTGCATTAGTAAATGGTTCACCAATATTAACAAGATTTGCTGTGTCATAGGGTATATCAGCAAAAGGATTAGCCCCATCATTAAGATAATTTAACGTGTTTTCTAAATATGGATTTGATGTAATGCTTGGAGCAGTTTGTGTTAACCCCTCTAGTGGATTACCTGTAATAGGATCTCGAATTACTGGAGTACCATACCTATAAATATCTGAATAAGGATCTATAGTTGGTTGTGTTATAGGTTGGATGTGACCCTGACCACCAGTCCACGGGCCAGGGTCGGCTGGTAGCCCACGGTGGACGGCATCCGGCGTAACACCTGGTTTTAATTGTGCTGTAGGTTGGGCTACAGATTCTACGGAAGTAAGTTGTCCAGTATCAACGGCTTTTGTAAATGAATTTAGAGCAGCATCATTTGTGATTACCTCTGAACCTAGACTAGCTGCAGTAGTAGCGTCTACACCAGCACTTGTGAGAATAGAACTAATCTGTGCAGCATCACCCAATCCAGCAAGACTAACCGCAACATCTGCTGCTTCAAATCCTGCTGCAAGTAATTCTGCTGATTGTGCTGCTAGAGCTGCTTCAGCAGTAACAGCACTAGCACCTGTTGCAGTAGCGGCGGCCACCTCTCCAGCAAGAGCAGGGATGGCATAAGCAGCGGCAACACCTACGGCTACTTGAGCAGCAGTGTTAATGGCACCAACCATACCACCACCACCAGGATCAAGACCCAATACATCATCAGCAATTGTGTCACCTAGAACATCTCTTGCTACATCATAAATACCACCGCCACCAGGATCAAATCCTAGCCAATCATCTGTAATTGTCTCAACTACGCCGCCCATACCTATACTCCTTGTTTATTAATCCAGATTTCAATTATATCAATTCCATTCTTAGCTTTTACTGTTCGTAGATACTCAAAGCCAAACATTTTTAAGAAATGCTTACTTGGTTTATTTTCTGTAGCATTGTGGATTGCATACAAATCAATTATAAAAGATTCTCTGAACTTTTTCCATCGTCGAAACATCTCTTTTAATACGCTTGGTTTGTTATCAGTTACATCACAATGTACAAACACTCTGCTAGGATATGTTTCTATTGCAAATGAAAATCCTGGGCCAGAATTAACTACAACCTTAAATCCCATTTATACATCACTCTCAGAGTATGTAAAGTCTATACCATTAAGCCGAAGAGGGGAATTATCTGTATAGTAAATATTAAAAGCCCGCCTACGGAAAGAACCTAACCTAGCTAGAGTAGGTCTATTAGACATACTCAAATATTTTAAGTTAGACCAAGTTTGATAATCATCATCTGTCCAACGAACAAAGATAACGTTACTGGCTAGGTCTCCAACAATGGTAATACGGTGTAGGAATTTACGCTTAGTATGACCAAAGTCAATTAAAGGTGTATTAACTTCACATCGAATGATACTATCAATATCAGTATAAGTATCTAAGTCAAACTTACCGATAGTTCCATTGCTCTCATGTAGAATGTATAGTTCACCAGTATTAATACAAGTACAAGTGCCGCCAGCGTATCGCCATACAAACTCAGTAGTATTAAAAATACCACCGCCACTACCGCCGTTAATAACTAGGGTATTTAAATCATCACCATTAATCTGACCCGTAGTAATTGTACTTTGAGTTGTCGTAGTCCACTCATGCCATAGTTCTAGATCAATGTCATATACAAGAGTTCTAGTAGATAGACAAATAACATAGAAGAAGTGTCCAGCTAGTCGTGCTAAATAGCCTGTAGCACTTGAGATTGTAGCACCTTCTTCACCAAGGATACGTTCAATTGTTGGAGTAGAAATCTCTTTTGGACTAAAACCCTCTAATTTCCATACAGCTCTTCCACCAGTTCTACTAGCACCAATAAAGAAACAGTTCTGTTCACTCTGTCCAATAGAGAAAGCAGATGGTGTACCTGTTTGTAAGAAAGTGTTTGCATTTCGTGCAAGAGGTGTTCCAGTTGGTTGATTAGCGCCGTTGTCATAGAAGAACTCAGTACCATATTCACCAAAGGCTACAACCTGGTTATTCTGTCGAGCAAGAGCTATAATACCATCAGGAAACATCTCAGAAGTTACAAAGTCTGCTGGATTCCAAGAGAAGGGATCATCTGAGTTACTGGTATAGATATCACTAGAATCATATCGTGGAATAGCAATATATCCATTCATGTAAACTGGTGTGGGGATATGTGGACTAGGAAAACCCCCATAATAGCCCCTACAAGTCCATACAACCGTTCCATCCGTTACAGTGGTACCTAAGGTAGTTGGCCAAGTAGGTTGTGTACCTGCGGAAGTACCTGCTGTTGTAACTTCATAGTACAGATTATTAACTGTAGTGGGTCTACGATAACTACCTAAAGTATAAGCAGTAGAGGCAGTCCAAGCAGCGTAAGATGTTTGTAGTTGATTAATGTTACTAGAAGCATCAATAGTCCAAGCATCAACACCATCACAGAAGAACATATAAGAAACACCATCATAGGTGCATTCAGTATGTCCTATTGATCCAGTACTTGTACTTAATGTAAGAACTGCTGTAGTATCTCGATATAGTTTATTTCCTACGAAGGAATATATATAATTTCTAAATACAAAGATACCTCGTCCAACAGCTTCAACACCTAAAGAAGCATGTTGTACTATTCCAGGTCGTTTTACAAGAGATAATGTATTTGTAACCCTATCTGTTACTTCTGGATATAGATTTACATACCGTTGGTCTTTGGTTGTAGTTGCTCTACGAGAGGCTAGACCACCAGTAAATGTATACCTAGAATTCTTAATTTCTGATTGAACTGTCCTAGCCATTTAATTCCTCATTAGGTTCTTACATCTGCCCCAAAGTAAAAACTTCCCTCTTCTGTACCCATTGAAAGAACAGATTCCTTCAAAGCCATAGCTTCATTTAATAGTTGTTGCCTAATAACCAAAGGGGTTTGATACTCACCTGCTAATCGAGTGGCTAGTAGATATTTGATAACCTCAAGCCATTCTTGTGGGAAATCTGGAGTATCTGTACTAGCATCAAAGTCTTCAAAAGGACGTTGATATACAAGTGTAATTGTATTCTGACTTGCTACTGTACTATCTGGTACAGGGTATACATGTAGAATACCTTTATCATTTAGAGGTTCATAGAAGATCTGAATAGGATTACCAGAAGATGTTTTATTACCTAGTTTGTTGTATTCGTTTCGAGTAACAATCTGCATTGGAGTATCAAGACTACCGCTTGTAGAACGATTGAAAGCCTGCACTACTCGCAAAGGTTTAGCAGTATTTACTTCCTCACCTACACCAATAGTATAATCCTTCTTACCATTTACAAGAGTAACTGAATACTGTTTCATGGCCCATAAAGACATACCGTCAGCCATTAACCGCTTAACAAGCATATTAAGGGCTTCTGAACCATTACTAATTTGTTCTGTAGTAGCTGTCTCACCTTCAGCAAGTACGCCACAAAGACGAAGAGCACCAGCAATCAACTGGTCTCTGTTAATGTTAAAGTCAGTTGAACCGCTAGTGCTCATATCTATTTCCTCATAATCTTTTCTAGACTTCTACCACCAAAATAAGCACCGAAGACTAAAAGCAATAAAGCTTGGAACAATTCAATATATACTTCTTTTACTGCAAATGCTCCAAGATTACCGTCAGTAAAAGAAAGTAAGCTAACAACCACCAAGAGATAGACAAGAGAATATGGACGTACTCGTTTAGCAATTGGCTCGTCGCTTGACATATCCGCTGTCCAACGAGCTGTGATAGATTCCTCCATCTTAGACTCAAGTTCTGCTTCAAGCTTATCAGCTTGGGCTTTAGCTTCAAGTTTAATTTTCTCAAGCTCATTCTGTATCTTTAATCGCTCATGGTCTGTAGTAAAGTTCTTATCAATAGCATTGCCAACAGAATCAATAATCTTATCAACTCCATTGGATACTAAACTAGTAAACCAACTCATTTCTCCCACCTCGCTTTCCCACTTCGGACATCTAAATGTACCCAAGTTTTATAAAGACCGATACCATACTCATTAGGATATTTACCAACAAGATATTGATGAACCTTTGCAGGAGATATACCACGCACTACAAAATCAGCAGCAATGCCTTTGGTATGCATAGAGTTTGGTTCTCCGCCTACGGCCTTGTTATAGGCCTCACAGCGGCATCCTGAGTTGATACTTATTGGTGCATTAAAGCGTTCACGAACATCCTCTAAGGCTTCTAATAGTTCAGCATCGACAGCAGCAAAACCACAACCACAATTACAGGCAAACTCAGTACGCTTGAAATATTTCATGCTTTACACACTAACTGATGACAGTTACCAGTAACTTCAAAAGTCTTAGCTGGTTGAGAATATACAGGAGCTTCACCAGGAGCAATATAAACTACTATAGGTTGTCCTGTAAGTGTTGCAAACCAAACAAGAAATGGTAAAGGTATTAACATTTGTTATTCCTTATGGTAACGATCAAAGAGTTGCTTTAACATTTCTTTAATCTCGCGGATGTCTTCTTTGTAGTCATTCTTACTAATATAGTCCTTTGGTAAGTTAACTTCAATTTCTTTAACATCCTGCTTTAGTTCTTGGAC